TATACTAAGTAATTAGTATAAAACAGATAAAAAAGCATAGGGGTCATATACTCTAAATAAAAGGAAGGATAAAAATGTCAGAAAGAACTGAGCTTTACATAAACATAGGTAAGAAAATAAAAGAGGCTAGAAAGAGTTGTCCTAGACAAGAACCAGATAGTCCTCATTTTTGGTCAGGCATTCGTCATGTCAGCCAAAGTGATTTGTCAAGAGTTTGCAATGTGACTTTCCAACAGATTCAGAAATATGAGAAAGGCACAAATAAAGTACCTTTAGACAAATTATTAAAAATATCTAAATATTTGAAAAGAAATTTAGATTATTTTTTACCTAAAGAAATGATGGTTTATAAAAAACCAGATGTAATTATTGGTCAAATAGAAAACAAAAAAGATTAATATGTTTGTACCGATAGAGGAAAAATTAAAAAAAATAATACCAGACTTAAATCAAAGAGAGGAGTTTGACCATTATGTTAAAATCTTACCTAAGATGATTGCTAATGGTCATGCTGCTCATCAAACAATACCTGGTTATGATAAATGTAAACCAGAGATTGAAGCTTTTAAATGGTTTGATGATATTACCATACCTGTGCATGGTTATTGCGATTTAAAAGGTGGTGTTATTATTGAGGATAAATGTAAATTTCCAAGAAGAGGCAGATTAAAAAAAGATAATACAAGATCTTTTAGCACAACTAAATTACCTGAAGTACCAGATCCAAACCATTTATTACAAATAGATTTTTACTTTTCTGTTTTTGAGTTGCCAGTTTATCTTTGTTATATTAATGAGGAAACATTTACTGTTTTTCATGCTGATAATTGTGATGAATTAAAATCAGAAAATATAAAAAAAAGAATACCTAAGATAATTCAAAGATGTAAAGTAAGGCAAAATCTTTTAAAGATAAGCGATCAAGCTAATGTAATAAAAAATTTTATTCAACCTGATTTTACAAACTTTAAATGGAAAAATGATTTAGATGAAAATTATTTGAAAAATGCTATTAAATTTTTTGAAGATTAATTACCAATCAAAAGCTTTTTCTTTTTTTATTTGATCCTCAACACTATCCATTACTTTTTTTTGTAATTCATCATCTTCTTTCATACATTGATAATGAGCTTTTTCCCTTTCACCCTTAATATCAACAGATAAAAAAACTACAAACGAATCAGTATTAACTAATTCTTTTTTGCAGTATTTACAAAAACCTACATGAAATATTGAGTTTTTTTTCCAAGTCTTTTTTTTATGTCCTTGCATAGTTAGGTCTTTTTCCTTTTCTTGACCTACTCTCTGCTCTTTGTTTTCTGCTGACAGCAGCTCTTCTTTGACTAGGACTCATGGCTCTTGCTTTTGCTATCGGCACACATTTAGGATAGTTTCTTCTTTTTTCACCTTTTGATCTTCCACATTTAGGAAAAGAACCATCGGATCTAGGATTGGCAATATCAACCCAGTTTTGCTGTAGCCATTTTTTTAAACCTGGTTTAGACATTATTTTTTTCTTTTATTTTTTTTTCTTCCAACTTTGCCTTTGCAATATTTGGAAGCCCAAATGTTCGCATATGCACTTGGATATACCTTAAATTTTCTTTTTGCAGCAGCTTTGCCCTCAGGACATAATTTAGCCATCGTTAAACTCCTTTAGTATTTCTATTTTGCCTTCATTGTCAGCAATTGTTGAAATTAGTTTATCAAGTTCTTTTATATGTGTTGGATGCTCACCAATACCTACACTATTTTCAAAATAAATTTTTGCAGTAGCATCAGCCTCAGCAATATTTGCTTCATACTTTTTTTGTAATGCTTCAAGTAATGCTTTTTTCATCCTTTGTGTACTTTTTGAACTGCAAACTTAGCAACTCTTACAGCTCCTTTATGAGGTTTATATGCACCTTTCATTAATTTATATTTTCCACCAGCTTTTTTCATCCAATGAAAACCTTTTGGTGGTTTTACATTTTTCATATTAACCTCTTTTTTTTTTTACTTTTTCTTAATACAGCAAAATCTGCACCAGTTATTTTATCTCTTGGTGGTGCAACTCTTGCGATCTTCATTTGTTTTTTACTATACTTTTTATTTTTACCTTTTGGCATATTATCTCCTTACCCCTCCTTCATACCCAATCTTTTACAGATTTCACCTAATTATTATTTTTTTTTCTTTTTTTTGCCTTTTTTCTTTTTTTTATTCATAGGCTTTTTTTTACCATGATACATAATGTTCTCCTTATTTTACCAGTTTCGGCAAGACCAGTATCTTGCACTTAGCTTGTTTGTAGCAGTATCACAACGATGTCTTGCTCTAAAAGACTTTCTGGCTGCTTTGTTGTTTTTTCTTATTTTCATATTGGCATCGCCATATCTAATAAGCTTTATGGTATTACCTGACTTAGCAAGTACAGCAAATTTCTTGCCTCCTTGTCTATCTCTTTTAGGTTTATTATAACCAGAAAAAGTTTCGCCTCTATAGTTAATAGCCATAATGATTCCTTTTATTAAAATTATTTACCTAAATCAAGTATCTACTGAAGGTTTTACAGGTGGTATAATTAATTCTTTGCAACCAAATTTCATGTAAATTTCATGCTCATTTACATCTTTTTTACCAAGCTCTATCGTTTTATCTTGTGAAAGTTTGTAACCATCCAATAAACAATCGTAATAATTGTTATAAATATCAGGTGCTGTATAGGGTGGCATACATACATTGGCAGTTGCAGAACACATTATAAGAGTAAGTATTATTTTCATTTTTTTTCATTTTCTAGCTTTTCAATCTCCTTTAATGCTTTTTCTAAATCAGAATTAGCATTTTCTAGTTTTTGTAAGCATCTTTTATTTGCAGCATCCTTAGATTTACCTGCATCTTCTAGTTCGCTTATTTGTTGTTTTAAAATACGAACTTGATCCTTATATTCATTGATGATTTCTAAGCTGTTGTCAGACATTTATTTTTTTTTAAATAGATCCATACCTGGTTTTAAACCATAAATAGATCCAAAAATTCCAAGAACTAACCATTTATAAAATTCAGGAAAATTATTAAAATAATGAAAAAATAGATCTAATTTTTCTTTAGCCTGACTATCCCCACTAAATACTGACCAAGCTAAAACTACAATTGGCAAAATTACCACAAGCAAAACAATGTCATCCTTTATACCTTGATCGTTTGATTTTAAAACTTGTGCTTTGTATTCTAGCTCACCATTTGCCATTTTTTCTGCATGACGCATTTCTGCAACTGATTGTAATTCTTTTGCCTTTCGTCTATTAGCAGCAATAGACATACCTGTCTTAATAATACCTGGAACTAATTTAGATGCTATGTTTAACCACATTATAGTTTCGCACTCCTCATTTTACCTGCTAATTTACCAGCTCTAGCTGGAGTTTGTTTTGCCCAAAGTGAGTCTAGCATTTGAAAACTAGCTTCACCATAATCTTCAGAATCAAGAGCTTTCCAAAATCTTTTAAATTTACCTACACCACCTATGCCTAACTGAAATACCATTTCTATAATAACTTCTTTTGCAACATGATTTATGTTTCTTTCACCTATTAAATGCTCTGCATTTTTAAGTGCTTCATTAAAATCTTTACTAAATACATTTTCTAACTCTTCTTTTGTATATTCTTTATTGTCATCCCATTGCTCAGGTTCAACGCAAAGGTGTCCATATCCAATTGTCCTCTTTCCAAGTGAGTCTTTATAAACTCTTGGCACAAAACCTTCATGCAATTTAATTTCTTCTTTTAGTTCTTCGTACATTTCTTTTCTCCAAGTTTGTTGTTAATTTTATTCGCCATCGCCATACAAAACCATATAACTTTCTGCAAAAATTTTCTAGTTTTATTAATAAATATTCCATACAAATACCTCATAAAATTAATGTTTGCACCCCTCACAAGCACACAAATCGCCATCGTACCAATGAGTATGCAAAGCTTCTTTGCAATGACAATTACAATGACATTTTTTACATTTTTTCTTTTTTTTCTTTTTTGGTTTATCAATAAAAAAACTCTCAATCCAATTAGAATAGTAGTCAATTGTTCCAAAAATTTTTAAAAATATTTTATCTATCATTTTAATTTTTCAATTTTTAATATTTTATTATCAGCATCAAGCTCAGCTTTAACCTTAGAACACATAAAGGTTGCATTGCTATTTCTAGTGCTAACCCTTTTTTTTTCAAGGCATTTTGAAATGGATGGTGTCCAAGTCATTTCTATAAGTTTTTGTTCAGTACCTACAAACATTAGTAAAGCTATTATAGTTTCCATCAATTAGTTCCATTTATTTTTTTTTGTAATAAATCAACTTGTTCTTTTAGATGATCTATATTTACTTTGTTATATCTTGATGCCTCTATTTCTTTTTCTATAGATTCAATCTGACCTGACAAATGTTCTATTAGCATATACATTTCTAAATTTTTTGGCTCTTGCTCAGCTTTTTTGAGCAGATCAGCCTGAAAAAGAGTATCTGCTGTTTCAAGTTTGGAGAGCCTTTCTTGAATAGTAAAAAAACCATATAAACCTGAACAAATTATAAAAATTAAAGCAATTAAATTTCTAATTGGTAAACTTAAATTTGTGTTTTCACTCAACTTTACTTGTTTCATAATCAACCATTAACAATTTTATATTTAATTTTTTTTGTTTATTTGATGGAGTTCTATATATCTTATGTGATTTTTTACTCCACTTAGGATTTAGTCTATTACGATAACTATTTGTCTTAATATCCAAAAGACTAATATTACCATTTTTATCTACAACCACAATATCAAAAGGACATTGTGGATCTAATGATTTTGCTACCCAATATCCCTTTTTTGATAAATCATTTATTATTCTGAGTTCGCTTGTAAAACCTTTTACAGACTTAGATGCTTTTATGCTGATAGAAGGGTAATCACTAGATTTACAAGT